TGTATAGAGGATATTGCACATTCGCTGGCGTATCAGTGTAGATATGCAGGACATACCCGTTTTTTCTATAGTGTTGCTCAGCATTGTATCTTGATGGCGACAAATTCGAGTTTGCCCGGTAATCCAATGGTCAAACTGTTGCACGATGCGGATGAGGCGTATATTGGGGACATAGCGAGTCCTTGGAAAAACCTACTTTGGGTTCAAATGGGTCACGGGGTTGGGATTACGATGTATGGGGTTAGGGAATTTGAGCAGGATATTCAGGACGTGATTGGGATAGCATTGGGCGTGGATTTGACACATTCTGCGGAGATTAAGACTGCGGATATTCGGATGATGGCTACGGAGATTAGAGATTTGATGCCCCCGGGGTTTAATTCCGAGGAGTGGGGTCTGGATATTAGTGATACCATAAAAGAGATTATTGAGCCTTGGAGTCCTGAAAAGGCGGAGGCACGATTTCTACTTGTATACGACCAACTTTCTGAAAGGATAGGGGTATGAGAACTTTAGTGATTGGGGATTTGCACGAACCAGCATCCCGTGTGGGATATTTGCAATTTTGTCGGGATTTGTATTATCAGTGGAATTGTGATAACGTGGTTTTCATTGGTGATGTAGTAGATTGGCACGGTATAAGTTTCTGGGCCAAGGAACCGGAGTGTCCTGGACCTGCCGATGAGTATAAGTTGGCGAAACTGTGTGTGAGGAAATGGGCTAAGGCTTTCCCGAAAGCTAAAGTTTGTATTGGAAATCACGATGAGCGACCTGCTCGACTTGCTAAGACTGTGAATATACCGGAATTTATGCTGAAACCATACCACGAGTTATGGGATGCCCCCGGGTGGGAATGGGATTATCGTTTTATGATTGACAATACATCTTATCGGCACGGTACAAGAATAGGTTCTTCTTCAATCCACCCAGCCTGGAATTTGATGAATAAGATTCATAAATCGTGTGTGATAGGTCATTTTCACTCCAGAGCAGGAATTAAATGGAGTTGTAATGAGGATATGCGTTGTTTTGGAGCGGATGTTGGTTGTGGAATTGACGAGAAAGCATTTCAGTTTATTTATGGCAAGGATGATCCTCTTAGGCCATTTATTTCGGCTCTTGTAGTTATAGATGGAATTCCGCACCTTGAGCCTTGTCCGATTGGGCGAGGAGAAAAGTACCACGATTCACGATTTAAGAAAAGGAAGTATTAAGATGGGTAAGGGTAGTAAACCGAGGCCACGAAGCATTACCCGTGAGGAATATAATGGCCAAATCAGATTATGGACTACCAGCTAACAGTAAAGCAACACCCTTAGCTACCAGCCGGGAAGAAGAAGATTTACGATGGTTGTTGGCGACTGGTGAGATTACTCTCAAGGAGTTTGAGGAACAATATAGGAAACTGAAACAGCAGGGTAAGATATATAGGAGGTTTTAATGGATAATATAACAGATACAGGTTTAAGGTTCAAAGGCCATCCCGTATTACTTGGCCCAAGTCCTATTACCAATCAGGCAGCAGATAAATTAACATTGACACGGCTTGATAGGTTCTTGAGAAAACACTTTCCATTCTTATTAGATTTTGGGCAAACGAAAGAAACCCTTGTTATAGGAGCTATGCCCCCAAAGGAGAATGAAAATGGGTCTTAACCGATTCAGGAACAAACCATGCCAATGTGGGTCTGGGATGAAGTTTAAGCACTGTTGCTTACAAGACCATTATGAACAACAAACTGGGTTAGTGACCTGGTTAGCCAAGAAGATACAGGATAAAACGGCTAAGTACTGGCGAAAGCGGTATAAAACTGTCACTGATAAGCCGCCAAACGAACCGTTGATGGGGATACCACATCCCTGCAACGATGTAAATTTCAAAAAAGCTGAAGGTAAAGTTATAGCATGACCAATAACTACCAAGACATTCTGAATCAGATAGGCTACCCAACAGACATCCTCTGCCTCGACTTCGAGACATACTTTGATACCGAGTATTCCTTGAAGAAAATGTCCACTATAGAGTACATTATGGACGAGAGGTTCGAGTTGACTGGGTTGGGATATGGGCAATGTGGTAGAATAGCATTTGTACCACCACACCTTATAAAGTTTTTCTTTGAAGATGAAGCAGACTGGGATAACTCTACCATTCTCGTCCAACAAGCTCGGTTTGACATCACCATTCTCCAAGAGAAGTTCGATATTGTCCCTAAATACATAATCGACCTCAAGGATTTAGCTTCCCATTACGATGCCAGAATGTCACACAAACTCGCAGACATGGCCAAGATGTTTGGTCTGAAACACAAAGGTGATACAATGCAGTTCAAGGGACTACGTTGGAACACCATGACCGGGGAACAACGACAAGCCCTTAAAGAATACACCATAAACGATGTTGAAATTGAAACCGACCTGTTCAAAATCTTCTTACCCAAACTGACCAACCCCGTTATTGAGTCACAGTTGATGCGACACATCCTCAACCTTTGGTTACACAAACGATTTGCGGTTGACATTGATACAGCTACTAAACTCAAAACCAAGATGCGGACACAAATGGCCAAAACCATAAAGGATTCTGGCCACACTCCAAAGGAACTAAGGAGTAAGAAATTCGTTGGTTATCTCGAATCTGCCCTCCCCGATGGTGAACAAGTACCGATGAAACAGGGTAAACATGGCAACATACCAGCCTTGGCCAAGGATGACGAAGCCTGTCAACAACTTGTAGTTCATCCCAAGAAGGAAGTCCGTGACCTCGTACTCGCTCGGCTTGCGTGTAGGTCTTGGCCGACTCATATCAAACGGGTTCAGAGTCTTATATCTCAGACTATGGCCAATGATGGGTTATTACGAGTTCCATTAACCTATTACGGTGGTCATACAGGTCGGTGGAGTGGTTCAGAAAAAATTAATCTTCAGAACATGGCCGGTGCAGGTCGGCGTGGGGTAGGCCACGACCCGCTCATAGGTAAGACCAAAGAAGTGCTGATGGCACTACCTGGACACGTACTTGGTTATGCTGACTCATCACAAATTGAAGCCCGGATATTGGCCTGGCTCGCGGGGCAAATGGATTTGTTGAATGGGTTTGCACAGGGTGAGGATGTGTACTCAGAATTTGCTACTACCCTGTTCCAAGTACCAATACGAAAACCCAAGAAAACTGACCCCCCATTACTCGCAACATATTTGGAAATTAAACGTGGGTTTGGTAAAGACAGTATTCTCGGTTGTGGTTTTGGCCTCGGCGCAATTAAGTTTTATAGTTTTTGCATGAAAAACCCAGCACTTCGTCCGTTGTTTGATTCTGGTCAATATGATTTCAAATTCGTTGAGAAACTTATCAAAACATATCGTACCAAATATTCTAAGATACCCGAATACTGGGGCAAAGTAGAGCGTGCATTCAGGCAATGTATTAGATTCCCCCACCTTGAACCGACTGTTGGGCCAGTGACATTCAGGTGTAAAAACGCTGAGGTTCAGGTTCAGCTTCCTTCTGGTAGGGTTTTGTATTATCGTCATTGTCGAATTGATAAGAAAAAGAGTATCAAGTATCACGGTGGGGCATTATGGGGTGGGTCTATCACAGAGAATATAGTCCAGTCCGTTGCCCGCGACATGCTTGGGTTCTGGTTACTGGGGTGTGAACGGGCTGGGTTGTCTGTTGTATTACATATCCATGATTCAATAATAGCATTGATACCAGAGGATAAGGTATCAGAACAAAGTGAATTGCTGGGTACTATTATGTGTTCTCTCCCAGACTGGGCAGAGGGATTCCCAGCCGCGATTGACCCGGTTGTATTGAATAGGAGGTTGGTGAAATGATACCGTTTCCAGATAAAAAATATCAGATAATATATGCTGACCCGCCTTGGCGTTTTAATTTTAAGAATAGAAAAGGATTAAGCACAGGGGCTAAAGAGACTTTATATGAAACTATGAAACCACAAGATATTCTTGCACTGCCAATACAAAATATAGCTGATAATAATTGTGTTTTATTTTTATGGGTTATGGACTCACAAATACAACTTGGTTTAGACGTAATTAGGTCTTGGGGGTTTACTTATAAAACCGTAGCGTTTACTTGGGTTAAATTAGCTAAAGTTAAGTATCATTTTGGTGGCGGTAATTGGACACGCTCTAACCCCGAACAATGTCTATTAGCAACTAAAGGAAATATTAAACGAGCATCGGCCTCAGTACGACAACTTGTTGTAGAGCCACGAAGAGAGCATAGTAGAAAACCAGATAGAATAAGAAATGATATTATTGAACTTATTGGTGATTTGTCAAGAATAGAGTTGTTTGCTCGTCAACAAACTCCCGGATGGGATGTTTGGGGAAATGAAGTAAACATACCACAACGACCGAGACTAAAATGACTCACCCCACCAAAAAACAAAAACTCGATAACTACTACGAAGCCTACCACCACGCGAAGCACGGCACACGACCGATACGGAAGGCCAGGGACGGGTCTATTCCGACCCATCCTGTTGTGCCAGTACCGGAGTTGCCAGAGCGTGATGTCATCAAAGACTGTATGCTATGGCTGGCAAGACACTGTATTTTCCGCGACCGCCACGACTGTGGAACAGGTAACATAAGTGGTGCTGGTACGGCTACTTATGGTATCAAATATGCTGGTGACATCATAGGCATCTTACCATCAGGGATTCATTTGGAAATCGAATGTAAACGAGGTAAGGGTGGTCGGCAGAGTGCTGGTCAACAGAAACGAATGGCCGATGTTCGTGCTACCAATGGTGTTTACTTGGTGGTTCATGGTTCAGCTGAGCTTGAGTTTTTAATGAAGGGGTTAATATGAAATCATTTGAAGATGTTTTTTATGGGTATATTGTAAAGGAAAAAGGCAAAAATGGTAGGTATGCCCATTGTGATGGGGGTTGGACTGTTTCAAATAGTAAAAGACTGTTTACAAAAACGGGAGCATTAGTTTTTGTAAATACACATGAAAAGGAACTTATTATTTTAAGGGGTTGATATAATGCAACGACCCAGATTATTAACCGAACAGTTAATATGTGGTGACTTCCTTGATGTTACCCCAAAGATGCCACCCGATTCAGTTGACCTGGTATTCGGCTCACCCCCCTACGAAGATGCTCGTACTTATGGCATCGACTTCAATCTCAAAGGCCAGGACTGGGTAGATTGGATGGTGCAAGTTGTACGAGAATCGACTCGTATATCAAAGGGACTTGTGGCATTTGTCGTCCAGGGTCGGACTCGTAAGTTCAAGTGGTCATGTACCCCGGCGTTGCTTATTGCTGACCTGCATCGAATGGGGCTTAATGTGCGCAACCCAGCAATATACCATCGCTTTGGTATCCCTGGCTCAGGTGGTCCTGATTGGTTACGGTCTGATTATGAATGGGTTGTGTGTGTATCCAAACCGAGTCGATTGGTTTGGTCAGACAATACGGCTTGTGGGGCCGGCCCACTTCATAGGGTTGGTGGTAGAATGAGTAACCGGCACAAGGATGGTAGTAAAGCTAACCAGGGGTCGAAAAACAGAACTACACATAAGAGGTATGTTCAAAATGGAGAAGAATACAATGGTGTTGAGACTATTGGGAATAAAATAAAAGTTAAATACAAAGGACACACATTAACATCAATTAGAACTACTGGAAGGCTTGTAGCACATAGAGATAAAAGTGGAAAATTTTCTCCCCGAATATACCAAAATCCCAAAGTTGTCAACCCCGGCAACGTAATCAAATGTAAAGTAGGTGGTGGCCATCTCGGTTCCAAACTCGCCCATGAAAACGAAGCCCCCTTCCCAGAGAAGTTAGCCGAGTTCTTTATCAAATCATTCTGTCCACCAGGGGGTATTGTCCTTGACCCATTCGGGGGGAGTGGTACAACTGCCTCGGTAGCTAAACAGAATGGTCGAGATTATATCAGTGTTGACATAAGACAATCACAAATTGAACTAACACAAAGGAGATTAAATGAATAAACCAATGTCACTATCAGCAACATCCATCGGGTGCTGGAAAGCCTGCCCGATGCGATACTACTTCCGCTATCACCTCGGCCTCGTACCCACCGAGGATACGGACAGCCAACGCATAGGTAGCAATTATCATCGGATACATGAGATAGCCGATATGGAACCGGGTGGGGTGTGTGAGTGTGTCACTATTAAGGGAGCAGATGGGTTATCTCCTGATATACCCAATCCCAACTGTCCCCTCTGTTCAGGCACAGGTCGGTTCCCGGACGACCCAATGGATGCCGTAATCGCTCACCTCAACCAAGCGTATGCAACCCCACCGATTTCCAAGACCATTGAGGAATGGGAAACAGAACGTATTACACTTCTTTATTCTCTGGTGGGGTATCAGTGGTACTATAATGATGCCGAGTACAATGTCGAACAACTCGAACAGAAGTTTGACCTGCCCCTGCGATCACCCATTACTGGTAGGAAACTTCGGGCCAACCTACGGGGTAAGATAGACCGTGTGTTCTCTGCTGGTAATAACAGGTTTGTCCACGAATACAAGAGTACCAGTAAGAGCATAGACCCGGACTCGACCTATTGGAACCACCTTACGCTTGATACCCAGACCCGGCTTTACACCTATGCGGCTGCTCAATTGGGGTTGGGGATATGTGGTGTGTTGTACGATGTATGGTCCAAACCCAAGACCCGACCCAAGAAACTAACCCAAGGTGACAGTAAGAAGTTCGTGGCCGATGGGATGTACTGCGGAGAGGAGTTCTCAGTGTTACAATCACCTGATGAGGTGGGTGGTGGTATTGAGGTTAATCGTACATTTGCTGAAGTCACACCCGGAGCCAAGGAAGGGACATTCACCATCAGGGAAACTCCGGAGATGTATGGGGCACGACTTCTACAGGACATCACCCAACGACCAGAGTTTTATTTTGCCAGACGTGAGATAGCCCATACAGCCAATGACATTGAGAAGTTTGAACGACAACTCTACAATATCTATAAAGGTATTGGAAACATGATTAAAACCGATGGTTGGTGGGAAGATGAAAATGCGTGCGAAGCTACGTTTAAGTGTAGTTATCTTGGCTTCTGTTATAACCATATCGAGGTCGGGCCGGACGAAGTTCCCGATGGGTTCAGAAAGATAGGGGGTAGATAATGGATTTAGGTTGGGTAGTATGTCCACATTGTGGCAATGTTCAAGAATAAGATTGTGATAATGATAGTTTTGTTTGTAATGAATGTGATGAAATTTTCCATTATGAAAAGGGGAATGAATAATGATATACGAAACAGGGTATTACTGTGCTCGGCAATACAAATATGCTGGCATAAATCAACACGGTGAGAGATTCAAAATTGCATCAAGTAAACAAATAATTGTGGCCAAATTAAGTTGTGATTGCAGTGATGTTGACGGACTAAAACAACTTATTTTATTAAGCGATAGATTAAAAGTCCCAGTTCGCTATGATTTTGAAAACCAAATGGCTTATATTGAATTAATGAGTGCTGATACAGTGAGAGGAGATAAGTGATGAGACCACTACCACCAAGACCAGGAACTAAAACAAAACCAAATATCAAATTCCAAATCGAGCAATGGGATGGGGACAAAACAGGCGAGAAGATAATACTCTATGGTGAAACCGGAATGGGTAAGACTACCCTCGCGTCTATGGTCCCCGACCCAGTGTTCATTGGGTTGGACGATGGGGGTCGTAAACTGAGACACCCAAAGACCGGAGAACTGTTAAGACACATCCCCAACATCAATACCTTTGAGGATGTCCGAGGAGCACTTAACGCTTGTTTAGACCTCGATTGTGAAACAGTCGTGGTTGATACTGGTACTGTTCTCGAATCGCTTGCTGAAGCCTACGTACTCAAAACCGTGTCCGGCCCCCAGAACTCAGTGTGCAAAAACTTAGAAGGGTATGGATATGGTAAGGGATACAAGCACCTTTATGACACCATGCGATTACCCTTACTTGATTTTGATAAGCTTATCGCTGCCGGTAAGAACGTAATAGTCATTTGTCAATCAGTCAACAATAAAATTGCCAACCCAGCAGGTGAGGATTATCTTTGTAATGAACCACGACTTTACCATAGTCGTTTGTATTCGGTTCTTTTACTTTGGTGTGAATGGGCTGACCACATTTTCCGTATCGATTACCAAGGGACATGGGTAAACAAAAAGAACAAACAGGATGCCTATGGTAAGGTAACAGGTGACACTACTCGGATAATCCAGACCAAGGCAGAGACACATTACAAAGCAAAATCGAGAACACTGGATGAGTCGATTATATCATTTTCAACAAAAGACGATGATTCTCTTTGGGCTTTATTATTCAATAACTGAAACTAAAACGGAAACAAAAACAGAAAGGAAAACTAATGGGACTAATTAATCAAAAAAATGTGTATCGTGGTGTAATAGCAGACGCTGGATTCAGCCAATCTACTAACGGATTCCCACAGGAAGTCCTCAGTCTCGTGGCAGCCGAGGTCTATGACCCCGAATCCGATACTTGGCTCCCAGCCGACCCGGAGGCTAATGAGATAACCTGGTATGGTGTTCTCATTGACAGCAAAGACAAGGAAACCAAAAATGCTCAACAACTCAAAAAGATAACTGGGTGGACTGGTGCGAGCTTCGTTGACCTGAGCCAGATGAACCTCGTAGATGTGCCGATTCAGTTCCGGGTCGAACCCAACACTTACAAAGAGGTTACTACCCTTCAGGTTTCGTGGATTGACACTACCGATGCTCCGCCGTTCCGTACAGTTATGAAACTCGATGCGGCTGATGTCGCTGCCCTCCAAGCCCGATATGCCTCGGTTCTCGCAGCTACCAAGTCTGCGACCAAACCCGTGAGTGCTATATCAGCACCCAAGACTGTGACCAAACCAACTGCCCCAAAGACCACTAAGCCCAAGGTTACTAAACCCAAAGCTCCAAAAGCCACCACGCCCATAGTCGGTAAGTGTAACGCCGATGAAGCATACACAGCCTGTTACAATCTGAAACGAGATGATGTCGCTGATGATGTTTTGAACAAGATATGGTTGGCAGAGGTTGCCAAGGTCAACGCAGACGAGTCCAAGATCACTGATGAACAATGGTTTGTGATTAAGGAGAGTGTACTGGGACAGGTTAGTAAAGTGTAACAACGACCGAGACTAAACCAATGACAACCAACTTCCAAGAGCTTCATAACATATACATACAGAACATACATATGTTCCCTGCCGTGCTCAAGGAGTTATCGAACCAGTTGGGGGTGTCGATAACTTCCTTGAGCCGGATTGGGGTCGGCCTCAATCCCATAAACGAATATGGGATGTGGGCTTGGGTGTTCCCAGAACGAAACGAGAAGGGGAACATAATAGGGTTGTTGGAACGGTACGCAGATGGTTCCAAACTGATGGTCAAGGGGTCTAAACGTGGTTTGATTTACGAAGTTAATCATGGGCAAAAAGAATATGAAAAGAAAAACTGGGTTAGGGTTTCAAACGAGTTCCCATGTTCCCTATGTGGAAAGCCCGATGGGTGCATGTATCCCGAAGGGGAGTATAAAAACCCAAATGCCATCGTCTGTGTCCATATTTCAGAAGGTTCTGATAGGCCCTTATCGTTGGGCTACCTCCACATACTTGATAAGGCCAGAGTACCTACCACTACTAACACAGGTTCAATCCTACACGCTTCCCCTCACCC